ATTGTGCTAAATACGGAATTTGAACCAACAGAACCAACAGCTTCCGAAACACCACCAGCGCCACCACCACCAACTGTGACTGTAAGTGGAGAACCAGAAGCAACTGCAAAACCAGTGGCAGTTTTAAGTCCACCAGCGCCACCACCGCCACCACCGCCACCAATACCACCGCCACCGCCGCCAGCAACTACAAGGTATTCAACTGCCGATGGTGCAACAAGTACACCAACTGTTGTTAGCAGGAAGTTTTTAGCGGCAAACATTATGGGGTGTACCCTTGGGCGATTGAGCCGTACCAGTTTGTACCATCGGCAATAAAAGTCAGAATGTCCATCTTGCCAGCAGTCGCTGTGATTGTTGGTGCGCCAGCCGTACCCCATTTAACCGAGGTAAAAGTTGCTGTGCCGTTACCAGTAGTGGCTGCTTGTTTAAGCAGCAACACAAAAGACTTACCTGCCACGTTTGCAGGCATCGTGAATGTGCAAGCTGTGGAGGCTGTCAGAGTCGCAGTCTGCACCGTACCATTGGTCAATGCCAAAGTAGATGAACTGGTCACTGTGCCGATGGCAACAACCGCCTCAACATAGTTGGTGACTGTTGGATTGTTAAACAGGCCGTTAGCGCTTACCTTAACGGTTGCACCACTTTGCACAATCGGCAATACCTCAGTGCCCGCCAATGGGACTGTTGCGCTCGATAGAGCAGAGATTTTTTTATCAGCCATTTATCACTCCAACAAAATTAGACCGCCGTCCTCTTGCACGAGGTTGTCGCCGTTCTCAGTTAAAAGATTGCCCTGCACCGTTGCATCGGCATACCCCGACAAAAAGGAAATAATGTTGCCAAGACCTATGGCAACACCGTTCCGAATAGGGATGCCAAAGTAACTCATTGTGAGTTCATTGGTTTGCAGTAGATTGTGCCACCAGTGGACACCTGGATTGCACTCACGCGCCAAGGTGCGCCAGTACCTTGTGGCACTTTGAATGGAATCGGTGTAAATGGTGGGACTGGGGTGCTAGATGTAGTAGCAGTAACGCCTTCACCAACCAAAACATAGCAAGATTGGTCAGACCAAACCACAACACCTTGAGGGCCAGCATCCCATGTGCCAGTGCTACCAGCAGTGCCTGTGTAAGAAACAGACTTGGCTGGGAAATTGGCGTCAGCCAAAGGGTTTAAGAGTTCCATGATGATCCTTTACGCCAAAAAGCGCAGTTTGTACAAAGTGCGAAGATAAATCTCAATAATATTGTCAATCAATTGTTGCAGCGATGAGTCTGATTTGTCAACTACTTCATATCTGCACTTTTCGATCTCGTCAAGTTGGTCTTGCAAGAACTCAATCACATTGGTTGTTTTCTTGGCAGACATCAGGCTAATTGGCCCAATCATACCGTGTCTGCCTTGGTAAGCCTCGGCAAAGTCATCGGCAGCGCCAACGATACGGTCATAAAAGATATTGAGAGCAACGTGTTTGGCGTAACTGCGGGTGTTTAAGTGAACACTGTGAGTCACATCACGGGCTAGGAATAGCATTCCTACAAAATCAGAGGCTTTCATCATTGTGGCATTCCTTGTAATGGCATTCCTTGTCCCATTCCCTGTGGTTGCATTTCACCGAGTTCTTGTACCGCTTCGGGCGCTTCTTGCGATTCGACTGGCATTTCCAAATGGGGCATACCGCCAGCCACAATATCGCCAGAATCCATTGCTGCATGGATTGTACCCATTACGATGTCTTGAATCTGCTCCGGTGACATACTGGCCTGGACTGCGCTAATGCGCTGTGTTTCGGCTTGGTACGCTTTAATCTCAGCCTCATAGTCTTTGCGGTGCATATCTTGCATTTCAATCGACTTGCCGACATTGGTAATCATTTGGTGCATTTGCTCCATTTCAGCGCCCATTGCCTGAATCTGTTGTTCAGCAGCCTGCAACTCTGGTGGCTTGTCGCCGCTTTCCATGAGTTTGGGGTCAATGGTCTTGGCAAATCGTTTTGCCATTTCCTGTGCGCCGGGCCAATCCATGTTCTTGACAAACAGATCGCCAGCCACTTGCCACAATTGTGGGTTACCTTGCAGCAACTGTGCCATTGCCTCAAGTGCTTCTTGGCGCTTGGTTGCGTAGCCCGGCCCTGTTGACACCACCACATCGTATTTGCCCACGGCAGGGTTATAGATTTTGTCTATCACCACCGATGGGTTCATAGGATCAATGATTTTCTTGACTGGTTCTTGTTGTGTCGGGTCAATTTTGACCATATCGGTTTCACCGTCTTCGCCGATGATCCGCGCCACGCGCTGTGTGTCGTAAATCTTAGGTGCAAGATCAACAATTTGACGGGTAATGTGACGCACCGCACGAGCAAGGTTGTCACCGTAGTGGTAAGTGCCTACATCACCCTCACGCTGACGCGCAAGAATTGCTTTTCCGGAACGCTCATTGCTTCCCATGCCCAGTGAAGCGTTATATTGACCTGTTGTCGATTTGATGTCTTCAGAAGCGCCCGATTTGGCTTGCAGCAGGCCGCTAGAGGCCATTGGGGGCTGGGCGCGTTGTGGCAATGGCAAAATGGAGCCAGAGCCGTCTGTAACATCAGGATTGACCTCCAAATAAGGCCAGTTATTTGTGTTTGCGGTCTTCCACTTGTCTTCGTAACCCTCAAACTGACCACCGTAGCCGATAAATGGGGCTTTTGGCGCAAGTGCCAGCATCTCAGCTTCTTGAGACACCCAGTAGTTGTACATCCGCTGTGCGTCTTTGGCATTTCGGACTAGGCCGGACACATACAAACGCCCATCTACCTCAAATTCATTGCCAACAACGCGGACTACCGGAATCCACTTACCCGCCCAATCGCGTTCTTCAAGAATTTCATAGCCGTTAATCTTGCAGTATTTAACCTTAACACGGTCAGATTCACGAGATTTTTTAGGTTTTCCATAAATTGCCTTAAATTGCTTGTCTTCGGGCGTACCCTCAAACGCTGTCAGGTTGCCAGGGTACAAATTCAGCGTACCACGGTCATAGTCGATGTAGTAATAGTCGGCAATGCGGACTGTGTTTTCGTTGAGCCAGTTGGAAATGGACTGATCGCCCACACCCAAGGATTGCAAAGTTGTAATGGGCGCTGAATTGGGATACAGACGCTCGTATTCTGCTTTGGGGATGTCTTCGGTGATAAAACACCATTTCGCATCCGCACCGCAAGGGTCTTGGATGGTCGGGTCCATGTAGACGCTGAAAGAATTGCGGATTCGCCCAATTTTGATGTCTTGGTCAAATGTGTTCTGGTCGCAATACTCGGTCAGCAGCCGGATGTATCCCTCGCCATAGGAGACTTGGTTCTCACACGCTGTGTCATAGGCGACATCGGCATCAGAGATATATTCGATGTGGCGTACCAATCCATTAAAGATTTCGGCAATTTCCACGTCTGCATGGTCGTCAGCAGGAATGACCTTACCACTTGGTCTGTTCTGTCTTTGGTCATTCGTTACTTGTTTAACGTGTTGGGGTAGTTTATTGATTGTGAGTGTGGGGCGTGCATTGATCGTCTGACCCTGTACCGCACCACGGGTAGCAAGCACATCAGCAGGCCATTGCCATTTGTTGTCAGGGCTTCCAGCGTAGAAACGCAGATCATCAATCTCGTCTTCACGCGATTCTGACAATGCAGAAATTGCCATATCAAGGCGCGTGCGTGCAGTGGCGAGAATGTCGGAACTGCTCTTGTCTTTGGCAGAGCCACCGTTTGATACAGCGCCAGCGGCGGCAATTCCTGTGTAATCAGCCATTATTTCTTACCTTTTGGGGCTGGTTTAGCAGCCTCACGTTTTACTGAATACGCAATTGCCACGGCTTGCTTGACGGGTTTGCCAGCGGCAACTTCAGCCTTGACATTCTTGCGGAATGCTTCGGGTGACTTAGATTTGACGAGTGGCATACCAATCCTTTACGCGGGTTGAACGTGCAATATAGAGAAATTGATCTTCAACGTATCCGTGTATGCGTTGCTTGATACATTGTCCAAATTGATTGTAAACGCACCATCGGTCACGGTCACTACGGCAATCAGATATGCAAAGGTAGCAGTAGCACCAGACGCAATGTTTACGATTACCGTGTCCAAAGCAGACACTTGGGTGTTATTAACAATAAATGCAACTTTAGCGCCGGGGGCCATTTGTGCGTTGGCTGTCGTAATAGTTCCAGCCGTTTTGTTAATTGTTACGGCTGTTGCTTTGTTGTTAGTTTGTGTAACCGTGCCATACGCGCCGTTGGTGTAACCTAATTGTGAATTAGCATAAATTACAGCCGCATTAACCGTATCCGCGCCAATAATATCCTGGTCAAGATACGCAACACCGATTGGTTTAGTAAAGCTCATTTGTTTACCTTTTTGGCTGTTTTAGCTGAATCTTTAAAATCTTTAGCAGTCGGTGCGCCTTTTGCGCCTACTGGACGCATCTTCTCTTTACTGCCAGCGGCAATACGCTGCTGCTTGGCGTGAATGTTAGCATAAAGTCCGGGTTTAGTAGCCATATTAACTTCCCATCCATCCGGTTGAAACAGCGCCGCGTTCTTGAACGACTCGGCGCTCCATTCTGCCATTGTACTCTCGATGTGCAACAGGGAACGCAAATGTCACCGCCAGCGCATCCGCTGCATCAGGACTTGCCAAGCCTCTTGACTTCATTTCCTTCTTGCCTTCCAAGAAAATTGTACCCGATGAGTTGGGCTTCTTCATAGGCCCAACCAGGTCGGCCTTCAGTTGTCGGTCACTTGAGATCGCCGCAGTCTTGAGCCAGTCCCGCATCGCACCCCAAATCTCAGCACGCTTGTTACCCCACATGACCGGGTTCTTCGCCTTCCAGCCAAAGTTAACCCCACGCACTTTGTACCTCTGTTCCGTCAGCCTGTCAAGTATCCCGTAGCCCAGCCCACCCTCGTCGATAATGGTCAGTGCTGGCTTGTACTCCTCGATGGCATCAATCACGTTACCCACGGTGGTCATGGTGTCGTCGCCCTTAAACCGTTTGATGGCAACCAAGTCACGCCCTTGGCGCACCACGATCACCGTGCTGTCCATGCCCCCGCGTGCTGGGTCAACACCAATGACAATCGGCGCAGTCAGGTCTTTGTACTTGGGCCGCTTGAACGCATCCTCCACAATCACGGGGGAAATAAACTGATCCTCCCCTGCTGCCGGAAACTCGCCGTACACCTCCACCCGAGCCTGTATCGAGTCCTCGCCATACTCTGCGATGATCTGGTCATACACCGCGTGGTCAGTCCCCTCGACTGTGCGTGCGTCAATAACCTTCGCGTTCCAGAAGTCCCGCTTCCCGTGAAACGTCTCAAAGAAATACCCCGTGTTACGCCGTGGGTTACTGAACGCAAACCAATACCGATCCAATATCTTCTCGGTAAAAAACCCCGCCGCCACGCTCCAAATCCCATCCGGAATACCCGACGCTTCATCGAATATCACCATCATGCCGTCATGGTTGTGGACACCCGCATACGAGTCCGGGTTCTCCTCAGACCACAACTTACCCTCCGCAGCCCAGTACCGCGTACCCTTCTTCAAGTCACGCTCCACCAAGTCAGTCACCCATGTGGCGGGTACTAGCTTGGTAGCCGACACCTCCCACCAGTGCGAGTTGATCGCCATCGTTGTCCACTTAGTCAACTCACCCCATGTGACCGTGCGTAACTGATTCTCACTGTTAGCCGACACAATGACTGAACTGCCTATCCGTGTACTCAGCATCCACAGGATCAGCCACGACACCAGCGCCGACTTCCCGATACCACGACCACTCGATACCGCAGTCCGCAGCGCGTCCATGTCCAACTGCCCACGGTTCTTCTTTAGGTGTTCTGTGATCTCGCGCAGTACATCGCGCTGCCACTTACGCGGCCCCTTAAAGTTCTCGAGGGGCGTATTCTTCTGCCCCCAAGGAAACGCATACCGGACAAACGACTCAGGGTCATCCTTGATCTGCGGACTCCAAAGCTGGGTCATCAGCGTTTGTTCCTCATCCGGGGAATATATGGGCTTCTGCATCAGTCAAACAGAGCGCTGATTAACGCCCTCACTATGACGACTGCAACAATTGCATAAACGAGATTAAGCAACTCAGTTCTCCAGTCGAGGGGTTACATCCACCACATCGGCATCGACCAAACGTGCATTAGCTTGGGCCAGTGCTTCAGTGATACTGATCGACCCGCCCAACTCCACGGTTTTAATCTCGCCGTACTTCTTACGATTATGCGCTCCCATGAGCCACTTGCGCGTGTCAATCTTTAATCTGGATCGCTGCACATCTTCCAACGAGTCGTCGGCATCGGCAATCTCAATGATCTCGCCAGCCATGAACTCAGTCCGCATCTCCTGCGCTTCGGTGAACAACTGGTTTCTCTCAGGGTTCTTTTTGATCCACCGATAGAAGTCGTTGTAGTCGATGTCGCGCTGGTCATCCCGCAGTATCTGCGACAGGCTGTTGCCGTGTGCAATTGAGTCAATAACCCGCATGAATATAAATTCATATTGGGCCAATGCGAGTGCCTTCACCTCTGGGGGTGATTTAGCAAGGCTACGTGGCGCAGGTTCTAACCAGTCGGGTATCTCAACAGCGGACTCGACGAGTGCGTCATCTGTGCCTACGGATTTAGATTGTCTTGATTCCATAGTGGTACAGATACTAGCACACAGTTGAGAAACTTTGCAACACTGGTAAATAGAAGCCATTGGGTACTTGAATAATTTAGAAAAAAAAATAAATTGTTTGCGGGGTCACCGTCAGCGTGGCCCTGTCGCCGTCGGCCCTACCCGGGGCATCGATCCGCAGGCGCACGGCAGCCAGTGGCACGGCAGGCACGCGCACGGCAGGCGCACGGCAGCCAGTACCCGGCAGCCAGTGGATCACGCGCAGCCAGTACCCGGCAGCCATTGACCATGTGACCATGTGCCACTAATGTGCAGCCAGTGGCTAAGTGCAGCCAGTGGCACGGGTTTACGGGTTCAACCGATGTGCGTCAGTTGTGACATCGCGCAGGCGAGGGGTCGGATTGACTATTTTTAGAATTGCACAAGGATTAAGCAATATCTAAAATCCATTGTCTTCCATAAGTCACAACTGGCGCAGTTGATCGGGTAAAATGCCTATTGTTCGCCCATTGGAATAAACTATTGATACAGTGGCATGATAGAAACAATTATTCGCCAGTGGCTTGACAATACGCAAAACGCCTATATAATTCTTCACATGGCAACGTCGCCATGTAACAGTAAGGACAATCAATCATGAATAAGCACCGCCTCCACTATATCGATATGCGCCCCGCGCCCTTAAAGCGCGAACCGTCAACCCTTGCCGTTTGGCTTGGGGCAGCGTTCACCGTTGCAGCGCTCTATCTTTTGACTATCGTTCTTTTTTCTTTTTAACTGTAAGGACAATTTACCATGACTATCCAATTAAACACCCGCGCCGCATCGTTACTGCCTAAATGGGCAGTGATTGACAACGTGCCCGACGGTATCCGCGCACTGGCAGCCTATGCAGCCAAGCGACCCGGTTTAGAGTACCGGGATTATTGCCGGGGCTATGGCGATACCGATGGCCGCGCCGCGTATTTCCGCGAAGCACGGGCGATAAGTGACCAACTGGCAGACGTGCGCGAAGCACTCGCCGCCGCCTATGCCCAAGGCGTGACCGATGCCGATCTAATCGAGTGCAGCAAGGGCGACCGCCTGACCTTGGGCGAAGACTTGTCAATCGACTACACCGTCGGGCAGTATTGGCCTACCGAGTACCGCGCAGCCGTGGCACGTTTGGCAGCCAGTGCAGCACGTATGGCTAAGAATCGCACCCGCGCAGCCTTGGGAGTGGCAGCATGAGCGCAGACCTTACCAAAGCCGAGCGCGTCGCGCTTTCCCTATTCCTAACCGAGTACCCCGACAACTGGACATTTCAAGAAATATTGCACACCCTCGATCCGGACAACCTAAGCGACGACTGGGAACAGATCACTATCTGGCAGCCATTGGAGAACGATCACGCCGCCGCAGCGATGGCGATCCAAGACACCCGCGACACCTTAACCCGCATTTACGGAGAATAAACCATGCTATTAAATACCCTAACACTCGCCGAGCGCGAACGCCTAGCCTATGCCGAAGGGTTCACGACTACCGCCGCCCTACTCGCGCAAGCCGTGGACATGGACTATCTGATCGTTGACGAGCAGGAAGGCAGGCGAGCCGACGACCTAGACCGCGAGAAGCTCGACAAGGTGAACGACCAACGGGAGAGCGACCTACTCGACGACCTTGCACGCCTAGAAGATCAACTGTTCACCATGCGCGAGCTAGTGGAGCAAGCCGCCGACTATCTGAAAGCCGGAGACGTTGACCGCGCAGCCTGCACCCTATCGGAAGCCCTTAAATGATCGCTGTCCTATCCGCCCTGCTAGTAGCCCTGCTGCTGCTAGTGTTTGACCTATAACTAACCCAACCCCTAACCATGACCAAAAAACCCGACAAAACCGCCGCCAGTGACCGCCTGAAGGCCATCGCTACCCGCCTTGGCCTAGATGATACCCGACTAGCCGAGTATCTAGGTGTAAGCATCTCAACCCTGCGCCATTGGACAATCGGCACACGCGAACCCGCCGCCGTGGTGGATCGCCTGCTGGACGTGCTGGGCATGATGGAAGCCCTTGCACCTAGCTTGCACGCCCAGCTATTGCCCAGCCTTGCACCCAAGAGGGGTAGGCCACCGACTAAACCCGTACCCGAGCATAAAGAGGCCGAACTATGACCGAACAAGAGGAGAAGAAGCTAACCGAGCAGATCGACCGCCTAATCGACCTACGCCGCGACCTAGAGCGCGAGCGCAGGCAGATATTGGAGCAGAACGACTATTTCCGAATGACTGGACAACTTAAAGAGGTGAACTATGACAACCGAGTTTAAAGACGACCTATTGAGCGACGAGCAGGAAAGCCCGAGCGTATTCGAGATGATTTGGGACAGCATGATGACGTTCTTTAAGTGCGTGGGCATATTCGCCGTGATCTGCTTCGTATTGGGCTACATCAGCACCAAGCAGGCGCAGGCCAAGCAGTGCGAACCCACTAAAGTAGTTTTAGCAAGGAGCATATTCAAATGATTAAAGAACCACCAACAGCGTTCCCTTGGACGCATGACAACATGACTTGCACAGGCATGACCCTGCGTGATTACTTTGCAGCCAAGGCTATGCAAGCAATGATGTCTAGCCCTGAATTTTTGGTGGTTGTTACCGCTGATTCCGCAGTTGGCGGTAACGCAAAAGAACGAGTATCAAAGGTTTCGTTTGCTTATGCAGATGCAATGATGAAAGCGAGGTAGCAGAATGAGCCTAACAAACTACCAAGACGACTTTATAAGGGTTAGGAACAGACCCGACCAATCAAAGCCAGAGGTTCAGCATCGAGAACTTGAACGGGTAAAGGTAGGTACATGGTTTTTTGGCCTGCTACCTGTTTACAAATACCAGTACACAGAATGGAAGACACAGAAATGAACCATTTAAAACAAGTATGGCAATGGGTGAGCAACCACTGGGTAATACCAACCCCTGCGGAACTTATCGCCGAGGAACTGATACACGCACAGCGTAGCAAGTTGCGCCACCAGTCAGCACAGGAGTACCACGCAGCCATCGTTGCCTATAACGTAGCACGGATTAAACGCCTTGAGGCATTGACAGCCAAGCAGGAGGTGGTGGAATGACTACAACAGAACAATTGATATTGCTTGGGACAATTTGGGTAGCCCCTCACTCTCACAAGGGTTACGCCTTTAGTGTTGGGGGCATCATTTTCCTCGTGGTTTTCTGCAAAGAAATGGGGTGGATATGAAAGAAGCATTGAAACTTGCGCTTGAGGCGTTGGAATACTGGGATGTGCATGGAGGGTTGAACCAGCCAACAGAAGAAGCCATCACCGCCATCAAAGCAGCCTTGGCACAGGACGAAACAAGTTCGTCAAGGGGTGAGCAGGAGCCTGTGGCGATGAAATTCAAGATTTACAAGCCAACCGTGCCAGACCCAATGAGACAAGGCATCAACAACGCATTACTGCCTTGGGTTTACGACCAAGACCGAAGCTCTGGGTTTGATGCGAGCATGTGGGTTACGCCAGTGGCAACGCTCCCACCACATCGCACATGGGGGAAACCATGGGTTTCCTTGACGGATGATGAGATTTGGAAGTTTTGGTGCTCACGCCCAGAAGTTTCAGAAGGCGAAGACGACAGCATGGAAGCAGAGTTTGTTACTACTGTTCGAGCAGTTTTAGCCGCCCACGGAATTAAGGAGAAGAACACATGACAACACAAACAGAAGCATTGAAACTTGCGCTTGAATCTATGAAAAGAATTGACGCATGGCTTATTCAGCGTGGATACACAGGGTTAATGCCTCAAGAAAAAGAAGTAATCACCTCCATTGAAGCAGCCTTGGCGCAGCAGGAGCAGGAGCCTGTGGGCTATGTGCAAACAGTAATTGAAGCGTTATATGAAAACGGCGACCCTATTTCTGTAGATGCTGCCGAATTGCTCCAGCGTATTTCTGCACAGCCAGAGCATGAGCCTGTGGCGTGGTTGCAGTTTAGAGATAACGAGCCGCCTGTTGTTGCACCGCGAGATTTGGGTACGCCTGTATTTCTTGGTATCCGAGGCGGCTTGGCACATGACGCACAAAGCAAGGAACAACTATGACACAAACAGAAGCATTGAAGCTGGCGCTTGAGGCGTTGATTGGGGCTAGAGCGTTTCTTGAAAGCGATGCACCAGTTGAAATCTGGAGCGTGAATGACAAAGCCATCACCGCCATCAAAGCAGCCTTGGCACAGGACGAATTTATTAAGCACGAAGCTGAGAACTCTGATGATTGGTCTGAGTGGGTATGCCCAAACCCCAGCGGGTATCTGATGAAATGCTGTGACTGCGGCTTAGTGCATGAGGCTGAGTTTGGTGTAGTGCGCTACAAGTCAGAGACTGAGCGTGAAGACTGCGACATGGTGGACGACCCCAACTTGCAGGCCGTGTTCCGTATGCGCCGCAGTGAGGAATGGTTGCCAGAAGATACAGCACACAGGGCTGGCGGGTTGCCAATGGCACAGCCAGCACAAGAGCCTGTGGGTAGGTTTGCCAAATTTACAGATGGTATTTGGCGTGAAGTCACTGATGGGTCTGCGGGACAACCACTTTACACCACCCCACCACAGCGCAAGCCGCTGACACGGGGGCAGATACGAGAGATTGAGGTGGATGTATCTCTGAACCCAAGTTTTGACTACATCACGCCAGCAGAGCAACTTTGCCGAGCCATAGAAGCCGCCCACGGCATTAAGGAGTAAGAGATGGAATGTCCAAAATGTAAATTGGAATGGCAAGATCAATGCGAACAAACAGCGTGCATTGAATTGTTTGGTGAGTGCATTTCATGCCGCCGTTTTGTACTGACTGAAGATGAAATCAAACAAATTCAAGAAGCCGCCCACGGCATTAAGGAGAACACATGAGCAAACAAGAACAAGCAATGAGACTTTACAAAGCAGTCGAGCGCCTTGCTTTGCAGGCAGGCGAAGACACCGACGAAGCAATCGATTGGCTTTGCGGGGAACATGGCGGTATGTTTAAGTTGTACGAGGCTTATTTTTCACCAAAGCCACCACAGCAGGAGCCTGTGGCAGATATGCCGAGCAACACTCGATATACCGTGGAAGTCGAAGGTCACGGGCGCACATATTGGAACAACATCCATGATGCAATCACATGTGCGCAACGCGCTGTCTATGCTGGCGTGAACAACACATCCCGCGCCATGGATGACCTAAAAGCGGGGCGTATCGCCGAGTGGAGTTACGGGTTCAGCGCAGTGCGCATTTACCCACCTCAGAACACATCCTTACCACAGCGCACATGGGTTGGGCTGACGGATGAGGAGTTGAACTTAATTTATGCAGAACCACAAACGCATATTGGTCAATATGCTAAAGCAGTTGAAGCCAAACTCAAGGAGAAAAACACATGACAGGCTACCAAAGCAAAAAAGCTATGGCAAACGAATCACCGCCCCCACCTTGGCCTTTCCCGCCGCCTATTGGGGCGATCCCGTGGACTAAGCAAGAGGAACGGGACTACCAGCAGCAGAAACGGGATCAGTGGCCTAATAGCCCGTTTTAATCCAACAACTCAGCCCCGTGTACTCGGGGCTTTTCTTTTTTGGACAATCGGTAAATGTCATCAAGCTGCCGCTGCTTGGCGCGAATGACCTCGGCACGGTGATCCTTGAACTGCACAGCCAGTGCGGGGTTTATGACCCACTGGGCGAAGTGCTGATTCTCTCGGCTGGCATCGTCTAGGCGCATGACCCAGCGACCCTGCTCCAGTGGATACATCGCCCCGTAGATCATTTGATCCTGTTGCCATACATTCGTTTTCTCGATCTGCCTACGCGCTGACCGTTTGATCTCTGCCATCGTAATCATCGGCTCATCGGCGTGCTGGATGATGTAGTCCCGCAGCCAGGTGTCAAAGTTAGACGACCCCGACAACTCGGACAAGGCGTAACGGTAGGCCGGGATGATGTAGGTCTGCACAATGTGGATCACACGGGCAGCGAGATCGCCGGACACGGTAAACGAGAATGGCGACTCCATGAGGTGAAACATGAGCATGAGGCGACCAGCTAACCCCTCGACCTTACCGAAGGCAGTCATAAAAGTATCGTCGGACTGGAGCAGGCGTTCATCGTTGCGCTTGGTGTCGTACCAGTCTTGGAACTCTTGGAACACCGCCTTGGCCTCGGGGCTTAACTGATAGGTCATTGCAGGCAGGGCGAACACGATCCGCAGGGTTTGCTCCCACTGCTGCTTGTTGAGCAAGTAATCGGGTATCTCGACGGGCTTGCGTGTCAGATCACCATTAAGGATGCACGGGATAAACCGCTGCACCAGTCCATCGGCTGACAGATTGTGCAGGTTATCGCGGAACACACGGGGCTGGATGTTGCCATAGATTGACACCGCGAGATTCTCGGCATAGATCGACCCGCTGCCCACGCGATCCATCTCATACGGGGATGACTCGTAAGCCTTGACCCATGCGGAGCGATCTTCACCGCTGGCCTTATCTGTTAGCTTGCGAACCCAACTGTTCATCTCATCCAAGGCGCATAGCAAGCCACGGGGACGGTCTGCTGCCAAGCGCACTAGCTTCTGACTGGTAACGTCATCGACTGTGATCCGCAGGGGTACGGGCTGGGGTGGTAACTCGTGAACCGCTGGCGCATCGTCGCCACTGAGCATGGCCTCGGGCTTGGCTGAGAAGTCCAAGAATGCCTTTTTACTTGAGGCATACATGGCCTCTTGGCCTTCCCATGCCAGTAACTCTTTGCCAAAGCGGGGACGGTCTTCGGTTTCAAATATCTTGAGGGGCGCAAGCATAGGTGCAGAACCTGGCGTTTTCTTGTCTGCTGGCGCACCAATCGTCATCAACCACAGCACAGGTGGTACTTTGAAGTCTTTGATTAACTCAAGCCGGGTACGCGCATCGACAACACCGCACACGGCAGCAAGCCCAGCGAACAGCGGGACTAAAGGATCGCAGCCGACTGTCTGACCGATCTCATCTGCACGACGGGACAATACTTTAGGCCAAACAGAAATGTCCATTGCTGGAGGCCGAGGCCGTAGGTCAACCAGCACCGACTTTGGGTCTGTCGGGGACTCCACTGCTGCGAACATGGATGCCACATCGGGTGTAGGGCGTGTCCATCCTGCTTTGCGTGCTATGTTAAACAGCGTACCCAATCGAATGACTTGCGTCTTGGTGGTGGTGAAGCTAGCCCACTGCGTCAGAATCTCACGCTCACCGGGGTACTTAGCCGAAGGCGTTGACCACTCATTCCAAAGGCTTAACGCTTGGTCAAGCTGGTTTGTCTGTGTGCCTGCCCAGTGCAGTGCCATGCCTGTATTGATCCAATCGTCACGGGGGCAGTCAGGGTTAATAAATTCCAAGGCGTTGCGAATCTCATCCCATGATGCGTTGACCCCTTCGCCAGTGGACAAGGTGCGAACCTTGTCAATGTCAAGCATGGACTGCCAAAGGTCAAGCAGTGCCTGTGGGATCGTGGGTAAGCGCATCCAGTGACCCCTACCTGCCCAACGATATGGCTGGCGTGTATCGGGGTGAATGCTTGGTGGCAGCACATCCTGCACCGTGAGGCCGTTGACCGTAGCGCAGCGCAACTCGTATGCAGTTACATTTTCATGCGTGATTTTTTTGGATGGCAGCGCAAGGCCAAAGGGCATCGTGAACAATAATTTGCCGTGACCAGCCCTGCCCGAATCGACGATAACGGCATCGTTTGCATCATACAACGCTTGAAGGTCAATTTTGTGTTCAGCCAGAAGCGCAACCGTGGCATCCCAATCATCAATGTCCAAGGCCATCGTGCCGCTATACGCATGGGCTAACCCGATGCCGTAGCCCGTGGGCAGATCATTCTGATCCTTGAGCGCATTGGTTTTAATGTTCCATCCGGGTGTGCGTGGGCCTTTAGTGCCTGCGGGAATGGGTACAAGTGACCAGCCGTGTCGGATGTATGCGTCAATTGATGCTGGATGGGCTTGCACTGTGGTAGCTGTATTCATATAATGTTCCTGACACTAGCAGTTGTCATTTGTTTCATGGAAGTCTCCTCTTAGCCCCGTCTAATCCACGGGGCTTTTTCTTTGCTTAAAAAATATTTTTCAAACTGTTGCACAATCTTAGCACATCGTGCTACACTTGCGTCAACTGATTAGGAAAATATTTATGGCAACCAAATCCAAAACCAAGTTTTTGACCGTGAGGCTCACCCCTTACGATCACAAAGCATTTCACCGAAAGGCAGAGAAGTACGGTAAGCCGTCTGATGTCATTCGTGAAATCATCGAGGCGTTCAGTCAAGACCGTCTTGTAATTCAACCACCTGTAAACGTAAAGGAATCTCTGTATGTCTCTCGAATCCAAAATTGAAGCCCTGACTGCTGCTGTCCAAGCCCTGACTGCTAAATTAGAGTCCGGCAATATAGCACCAGCCGCACCCGTTGCACCAGCACCCGCCCCTGTGGTAAAAGCTGCTCCGGTAGTAGTAGCGCCTGCTCCAGTAGTAGCCGCACCCGCTATGCCAGCACCGCCCGGGTTTGTAGCACCCGTTGCAGCACCAGCCCCAGCACCATCCATGTTCACTTACCCCAAAGGTTTGATTGACTATGTGATGGGCGCGTACAAGGCACTCGGCCCACAGAAGGGCGCAAGCATCCAAGGTGTGTTGGTTGGCCTCGGCTACCAAAACATTAACGATGTCAAGCCCGAGCATTACGGTGACTTGTTCAATGGCATTGAAGCACTGAAATGAGCGCACACGCCCAGTTGTCCCCCTCGAAACGTAACCGCTGGGCGTTATGCCCCGGTTCGATTCGTGAGGAAGCAAAGTACCCCGAGCAATCGGGTGGCGCTGCTGCCATTGATGGCACGCACACGCACACACTGTTGGAGGTGTGTCTCAAGGAGAACGATGGGGCATCGTTCTACATAGGCGCAGAGATGGAAGATCACGAAGGTAAATTTGTGGTTGACAAAGAACGTGCAGCCCGTGTGCAAGTGGCACTGGAGTACATTCGCCAAGTTAAAAATCTTGGATTTCGATTTCGTGTGTTGTCTGAGTCCAAGGTTGACCCATCGTTCTTGTTAGGCCGTAATGACCTATCCGGCACGGTGGACGTTCAGATCATTGGTGGTGGCGTTCTTGAGTTGATCGACTACAAAGATGGCATGGCTCCAGTAGATGCCAAGGGCAATATGCAGCTTGAGCAGTATGCCTATGGTGTACTGGCTGGCTACAAGTTGCCCGTCAACGGTGCTTACCCATTTGACACGGTACGCATGACTATCATCCAGCCCAAGTTGGCTATGAAGAACATGAACCCGATTAGTTCTTTTGATGTATCAGTCCGTGATCTCATGGCTAACATGGGTACAATCATTCGACAAGCTGCCGCTACCGACGCACCCGATGCGCCGCTTGTACCAGGTGAAAGTCAATGTAAATATTGCCGTGCAAAGGGTAACTGCTCCGCGCTGGCAAGTAACGTAATGAAGGAGGTAGGAATCATGTTCCAGCCAATCGTAAATCAAACTCTAGATGTCGCACAGCAAAGTGCCGACAAAGACCCAACGGCTATGAATGACGCACAGATTCGTCAGATCATGGAAGCCGCCCCCTTGATGCGTCAGCTACTCGAAGGTGTGGAAAAAGAAGCCCTGCGCCGATTGAAAGCCGGACAGTCTATTGATGGACTGAAGCTGGTCAATGGTCGTGGCTCCCGTGCATGGGCATTACCCGAAACCGAGATCGCCGAGAAGCTGGTGAAGATGGGCATTCCCAAGACAGCAATCTATGAAACCAAACTCGTCACGCCAGCCAAGGCCGAGAAGTTGACATGGACAAAGAAGGATGGCGAAGTCAAGCAGTTGACCGAGCGCCAGTTGAAAACAATGGAGCAGGAATACGTGGTCAAGATGGCTGGAAGTATTACTGTTGTCCCCGAGTCTGATTCACGGCCTGCCGTGATTCTGAACGCTGCACCGATGTTCAGTGCAGTGCAAGCGCCAGCAGTGGAAACACTGCCAGCATGGTTATCGTAATTTAATTGGAGTAATTTATGTCAGATATTATCTTTTTGTCAGATGTCCGTTTGTCTTTTCCCCACATCGCAGAACCCCAGAAGCAGGTCAATGAGGCTACTGGCGCACAGCGAATCAGCTACAACGCTGAGTTCCTGATGCCTGAGAATCACCCCGGCTTCCAACAGTTCATGGCACGCTACGGCGCTATTGCCTTGGAGAAGTGGGCAGAACACGCTAACACCGTGATGCAGATGATTCTTGCAGACCGCAAGCTGCGCTGCTTTGGCCGTGGTGAGGAGAAGGTTAACAAGAAAACCTTTAAGCCCTATGACGGTTATGCGGGTAACGTGTATCTTACTGCTGGTCGTGACCAAGCACCGCAGATGATCCAAGCCGATGGTCAGCCCGTTGACCCCAACAACACGATGGCTTACCAAGCCCTTGCACGCAAGATGTACGGTGGCTGCCGAGTCAATGCCGCAGTCAAACCTTGGCCTCAAGTCAACAAGCATGGCAACGGTATCCGCTGTGACCTGATTGCTGTGCAGTTCCTGCGTGACGATACAGCCTTTGGTGAAGGTGCTGCCGATGCGTCAGGGATGTTTGGCTCTGTGGCTGGCGCACCCGCTGCTGGCTTTGCACCA